GCAGCCATAGGACACGTTGAGGACATCACCCGAAGGCAGCTATTGACGCAGACGTGGTATTACTATCTCGATTCTTTCCCGGCTGATAATTTTATCAAGCTCCCCTTCGGCAACCTTCAAACAGTTGACGCGGTGAAGTATTTCGACAGCGACGGCAACACGACAACCCTCGCTGCCCTGACTGACTACCTCGTTGAGACCAACGGGCCAGGTATCGGGCGGCTCGTGCTTCCTTATGGTGAAGGCTGGCCTTCGTTCACTCCGTATCCCTCGAACCCGATCTCGATAGAGTTCACCTGTGGCTGGACTGCTGCTGCCTCAATCCCCTATCAGATCAAGGCGGCCCTGCTGCTCGTATGCGCCGACTTATGGTCGAACCGGGAAGGGCAAGTGTTGAATAGTTTCGGGTATCACGAAAACAAGGCGGTCCAGAATTTACTGGCGAGCCATCGGCTCTGGGATGAGTTTTTATGAGCATCGGGGACCTCTCAAAACGTGTCACATTGCAGCATCCCACAAAGGTTTCAGACGGGATGGGGGGATGGACTGTAACTTTCACCGATGCCGCCACGGTTTGGGGAAGTGTGTGGCCCGTGAGCGCGAATGATACCATCCAGGCCAATGCAACGGTTATGGTCGTGACTCACCGGATAAGGATAAGGTATCGGAGCGTACTCAAGACCTCATGGCGCGTGTCATGGGGCGGACGTTATTTTACGATTGTGAGCATCATCGACCCCTCGATGGATCATAAGTTTCTCGATCTATTGTGCAAGGAAGCGGCGTAATGAAGGCAGTGACAACAGCCATATTCACTAAGTTCGGCGGCTCATCCCTTGATACAGCCATCGGCGGGCGGCTGTATAAGGGGGCTGCGCCTGACGGCGCCGAGTTCCCCTATGCGGTTTACGGTTTGGTGTCAGACATCCCCGACAACGTGTTCGCAAAGCATGGCGAGGAGGCGCGTTTTCAGTTCGACCTTTTCAGTTCGGCGTCAAGCTCCGGGGAGGTGGAGGATTTATATACTTATCTGAAAGCTCTTTACGATGACTGCGCCTTAACCATAACCAGTCAGACGCATATTTGCATGAAGCGTGAGCTGGCCTTCCTGTCCGTGGAGGATTACACGACAACGGCGGGGACGCAGAAGGTGTTCCATTACGTTGTTGACTACATGATTTTAACCGAGTTCACATAGAAAGGGACCGCATGAAAATCCTTATCACCGCAAAATATGTATCCGGTTCGGCCAGCGAGGGCGGCTCTTCCAGATTTCTGCACCTTGTCGGCAAGACCCTGAACGCGATGGGGCATGAAGTCACTATGTCGCCGTATCCGAAGGATCATATTTCCCATTACTATGACCTCATAATCTGCTCTCATCATATCGAGGCGATCTGCAAGAACCCGGCGCACAAAGTCTTTATCGCGCACGGCTGGATTCCCGACGAATACATGAACCCCGGCGCGGATCGGTATGTCTCCGTGAGCGAGGAAGTCCAGAAGTTTAACCGGGAGAGGGGCTTCGAGAGTGACATCATTCCGCAGCCGATAGAGATATTGGCACAGCGGCGCCCTCATAAGGCCCTTTCCCGCATTCTAATCGTCCGGCGGTATCCGGTGGATCCGGATCCGTTCGAGTTCCTGTCAAAACGGTTCGAGGTTCGGGTGAGTGACCTCGATAAGCCCGTTGAAAAGCAGATCGCCTGGGCGGACCTCGTGATCACTTTAGGGCGCGGAGTCCTTGAATCATTCGCGCAAGGCAAGCCCGTTCTGGTAGCCGATAATCGGGAGTATATCGGGGCATTTGGTGACGGATATGTAACCCGCGACAACATAGGCGAGATTGCAAAGCACAACTTCTCGGGGCGGCGGTTCAAGCACAAACTGACACGGGAATGGATCGAAGGCGAGCTACAGAAGTATAACCCGGATGATTCGGATTTTCTGTATGCCTATGTCAAGGAAAAACACGACGCGAAAAAGGTTTGCGCCGAATACCTGAAGTCAAAGCAGGTACACCTTGTCATTCCCTTCTGGCGAAAGAATCAGAAGAACGTCCTGATTGAGGCTTACCGCCCGATGGGGATTCACCTCCATCCGATCATGTTCGAGGACGAGGCGATTGATTGGAAAGAGCCGTGGATTCATCCGGCGATCATCCCCATGAAGGCCGAAGAGATGAAAGGCAAGGCGGTTATCCCCGGAAACTTCAAGCGCAACTGGTTCATTCAGCATTACCCGATCATCGACAACGACTACTACGTCTGTGCCGATGACGACGACATGTATGAACCGGGAGTCATGGCGGCAATCAAAAAGCATGATGAGGATATTGTCGTTATCTCCATGAAGCGCGGGCAGGCGATCCCCGGTAACGTGGCGTATTTGAGGCGGTACTGCACGAACACGCTCGAAGCGCACCCGGGCAACATCAAGAAAGGCCAGGTCAGCGGGCAGCAGTCCTTCGTCAAGGGCAAGATATTCCGTGAGCATCCGTTCTCGCTGGACTCCGGGACATGGGATGGCGAGATGGCCATGCACCACAAAGCCGACAAGGAAGTCACGGCCTACCGCCCGGACCTGTTTGCCCTGTTCAATTACTTCGAACCGGGGCGGTGGATAAAGGAACCGAAGCTCACTTTCGGAGTGCTTATCAATGACCGCATCCGTTTTGACATGGTGCTCCGGCGGTCTCAGATCGTCGGCGATGTCCGTTTCCTTGAAGGCGCGGAATCGGCCACGCAGGGCTTGAACAAGCTCCTTGACATGATGGCTCAGGAAGGGACGGACATTGCCGTACTGACACATCAGGATATGTATTACAGGGAGGGGTGGATCCCCCAGGTGCGGGAACAACTGAAGCTGCTGCCTGATAATTGGATTGTGGCTGGGGTGGTCGGTAAGGATAATCAGGGCCGGATCTGCGGGAAGTTTCAGGATATGCGGATTCCGCTTCATTTCGATACGAGCAACTATCACGAGTTCCCATATCCTGCAGTTTGTTTTGATGAGTGCTGCCTCATTATCAACATGGCCTCCGGATTCCGGTTCGATGAGGAAATGGAAGGTTGGGACTTGTACGGGACGCTGGCAGTCCTACAGGCGTGGGAGATGGGCGGCACGGCGTTTGTAATCGATGCTTTCTGTGAGCACTACTGCCTGAGGCCGTTCACATGGACGCCGGGCAAAGGGTTCCGGGTGGCCTATAAGTGGCTGCATAACCGCTACAGCAAGATTTATAAGGTAGAGTCGACGGCGATAGGGTTGCCGAAAGAGGCAATGAGGTTTGAAACATCGGCTGCGTAAAGCAGTCTTAACGAGGAGGTAATTGAAATGGCAAAGGCATGCGGATTTCACGGAAAGGTGATGTACGGCTCCGTGGTGGTTGCGAACATCACGGAATGGAGCATCAGCGGGGTGGCGATTTCAACGATCAAGAAAGACGCCGCATTCGGCGATACCGTCGCGGAGTATTGCGTTGACGGCATCAACGACCCCGGGACGATCTCGTTCAGCGGGAACTATGATCCGGGAGACAGCACGGGGCAGAAGGCGCTCGCAACGGCATGCAAGGCGGCTACGGCCCTGACGAACCTGTATCTCTACTCCAACACCTCGACTTTTTGGAGGGTCGGAGCAGGCGGTTCGATCTACATCACCAAGTGTGACGCGATCAGCCTCCCCCGGAGCGGCATCGGCACGATCAGCTTTGAGGGGCAGGTGACTGGCGCGGCAATGGAGCAGGTCGGCACGGGCTCCTAACATGTTAGCCCTTAATGGGCGGAAAGGTATGGAGCATGACAGTCATCAATATCGACGATGAGGTTGGGCGGTATTTCGAGATGGACGGAGGCGGCAAGGTGAAACTGCGCACCATGACCGCCGACGTCCTGAAGGCGATCCGCAAGCAGGCGGTAAAGAAGCGGGTGGAGTTCAAGAAGGTGGAAGGGACTCCGCACCGCTTCGAGTGGGAGGATGTCAACGATGAGCTTCAAAACGAGCTGTTCTGGGATCACATCATCCAAG